CTGGGTCCGAATATTCCATAGACGTTTCTGCTGAGGAATATTGTCCCCCAACTTCGTTAAACACATCTAAACTAGCAACAGTTAAAACACCATTTGTATTTTGGATTATACTTCTTATTTCAGACAAATATACGTTTTGACCTAATTGTCTTGTTTGTGGGTTAAAGTATGCGGAAACTTTATCAATAACACTTGAAATAACTTGTCCTGAGTTTTGAGCTGAGTCTAAAACAATTGAGATGTCCACACTCAAATCAATGACTTCAGCACTGAATATTGATATGTAGTCATTCATCATACGATAATTTGATAAGTAGTTAGCGATGTTTTGTCTCAAAGTATTTGATACTATATTACTTAATTTTCCTGATGTATCATACGATAAAATTTGAATCAAAATTTTATTATCATTTTCAGTAATAGACACTTTAGCGGGTGCTCCAAACTGAGCTGGCATGTTTCTAATAATTGATTCGTAATCTTGCACCGTAACTGCTCTCTTTTGAGCTGCGAAATTAAACGACACATAATTTCTAATTTCTTCTAATGACGGAAGACCCGCTCCACCAACAGCTGCGGTTACGTTAACACATCTTAATGAATTAACTACCGCTGAGTTGGTTGTCTCAGATGGACCATTAACAAAGAATGAGACAGTACCAATTTGGTTGATGACGTTTGTACCTAAGTTTGTTGCCAATCCACCACCAACCCTATACTGAATAAACAAAGTAGAGTTTGGTGTTAACGTAGAACCTAACGAGAAATTATTTGAATATTTTTGAAGTTCTAATGTTGTGCCTAAAGTTGTGAACTGATTTAATTGGTCTTGTGCAGTATTTGTACCACCACCAAATGTCATTTTTTTAAACCCTTCAGGTGTGTATTCAGTAATAAATCTATTTTGTGTTTGAATGTACCTACCTACTTTAATACCAGGTTGGTCAGACACTTTTGTTGGGTCTTCAATAAAGACTCTGTCTTCGGCTAACGCGTCGACTTCATACCACCTATTATCCGCGCCTAAAAATTCTGCAGTTGTAGGTATATTGGTATACTGTGTACCATTTTTTAACAACACACTTGTAATACCCAATACATTCTTTTCGGGTAAGAACACTTCAAAGAATGGTTTAACATCGTTGGCACCAATAACTCTTTTGAATACTTTAGTAATACCATTCACAACGACTTCTCGTTTAGTGATTGTATAGTTAACTAAAACATTGTTTGAATTAAAATTAGGGATTTTTAATCTATTTGGGAAACCTTGGGCATTGTATGGTGACGCAAAATCTATATCATACACGTTTTCAAAAACAACACCCGCACCAACAACTTGAGAACCTCTTAATAATGTTCCAAGATATCTTTCATCTTCTTTATCACCAAACGCAGGGACAGTAACTGAAAAATCGACTAATGCAACAGATGGTCTCTGACCAGGTAATTTTAATCCATAAGTCCTTGCAATGTTATAAATAGATGACCTTTGTTGAGCATATTGTAATACAGTCTCTTGAATACTTCGGTCAATGTTATAATGTAAGTTGTCCGCAATTGCGGCATTTAAATCGATAAAAACTGAGAACACCGATGCGTCATTAAAATCCTGAATTAAGTCAGGATAATAAGTTTTAGTATAATTTAAGAGTTCAGTTCTGATTGACTGATAATCTCTGGTTGCGTACGATATTCTATTATTTGCCATTTATATTAAATATTGATAATAACAAAATCACTCTGTCCATATGTAGAACCGTTTGTTGAGTAATCTAATCTTATTTTTGCGGTATATTCTGAAGTGCCCTTACCAGGAAACCTATATATTGAAGATTCGCTAGTCCCTAATAAGTTTTGACCTGTAGCAATATCAACTTCTTCCTGAGCATCCGCTGGTGTTATACTTAAACTATTCACCAATAAGTTTGGCATGAATGTTTCGATAGCGTCTCGTATGTCAGATTCAATGGCATTAAAAGTTAAACCATCAAAAGGTTCAAATAAAAATTCATATAACCTTGTACCAAATTGAGGTAGAAAATATCTTGAACCTTTTCTTGTTAATAATAAATGTATTAAATCGGCTTTAATTTCCTGAGATTCTAATTCCGTAAGTTCTAAGTAGTCACCTCGTCTCGAATCCCTAAAGGGAAAATTTATACCATAAGTAATTCCATCTGCCATATCTATAAATATAATACTATCTATTTTTCTTTAAATAGATTAAAAATGAAAAATCCCGAATGAATCGGGATTTTAAAATTAGGAACTACATCCAAAACATTCAAAAGGACTATCTTCAGGTTTTTGAGTTAAGTCGTAATCAACTTTAGGTGTTTCAACTTTAACTTTAGGTTGTGTTATTTTTGAAACATCAACCGCTAAGTGTTTAGCTCCTGTTGAAATCGCCTTAGTTCTAACATAATAACATAACGTCTTCAAACCTTTTTCCCATGAATGAAAGTGTGATGAGGTAATCTTTGACAATGTTGGATTAGCCATGTAGATATTCATTGATTGTGATTGGTCAATGAATGGTGCTCTATCAGCCGCCATGTTAATCAATTCTCTTTGTGATATCTCCCAAATTGTTTTGTACTTACTAATCAAGTGTTCGATTCTTTTAACTTTCTTAGTGTAGTTTTTGTCTTCGATGTCAAGGTGATTATTGAAGTTGATGTTTTGAATTGAACCTTCATTTAAGATGATTTCATTTTTCAAATCCTCACTCCAAATACCAATCTTTTCAAAGTCATTAATCAAATACTTGTTTACAATCATAATTTCACCACCAACAACTCGTCTGTTAAATAACGCTGAGTGAGCTGGTTCTGTCATTTCAAATGAACCTGTAATCTTAGCTGAAGACGCAACAGGCATTTGAGCAGTAAATAATGAGTTACAAACACCGTAAGTTTTAACTTCTTCTTTTAAAGAATCCCAATTCCAAAGACCACTTAATCCTTCATAATCTAACCCCCACATATCAAATTGGAATACCCCTTTTGACATTGGTGAACCTTTAAAGTGAGCGTATGGTTTGTGTATCATTGTTTTACATAATTCCATACTTTCAGTGATTGCTGCAAAGTAGATAGTTTCAAAAATGTTTTTATTCAATTTCTTAGCCTCTTCAGATGTGAAGATGTAATCCATCAAATAGAATACGTCCGCTAAACCTTGAGTACCAATCGCGATTGCTCTTTGGTCTAATCCACCCTTTCTACCTTTTTCAGTTGAGTAACTGTTAATATCAATAACTTTGTTAAGAGCTCTAACAACTTTTCTTACTTCACTATAAAGTAAGTTATAGTTAAACTCACCTTTCTCAATAAAGTTTTTCAATACCATTGAGGATAATGTACATATTGCGGTAGTTTCTTCATCAGTGTATTGGTAAATCTCATTACAAAGGTTTGATTGTTTGATAACCCCGATGTTTTGATGGTTTGTTTTTTTGTTTGCGTTGTCTTTAGAACATAAGTAAGGAACACCAGTTTCAACTTGTGATTCGATAATTTTAGTCCAAATGTCTTGAGCTTTAACTTTTTTACCAAGACCCAATTCAACCGCTCTGTTATAATTTTGTTCGTATTCATCACCATAACATTCTTGAAGTGGTTTAATACCCGCCTTAATAATGTCGTTAGGACAGAACAAATACCAATCAGAACTTTCTTTTACTGCTCTCATGAAGTTGTCAGGAATCCAAAGAGCGGTAAATAAATCTCTTGCCCTTAATTCTTCCGCACCTGTGTTCTTTTTAATATCTAACAAGTCCATAACATCTTTGTGCCATGGTTCGATGTAGATTGCCGCACTACCAGGTCGTCTTCCTTGTTGATTAAAGAATCTTAATGACTCGTTAACAATTTTCAAATACTTCAACAATCCACCCGCAAATCCACCTGATGAATTAATACGACTTTCTTTACTTCTAATGTTAGACATTGCCAATCCAATACCTGCAGCGTCTGAGGAGTATGTTGAAATGTCGTTTAAGGTATGTAATAAACCATTACGTGAATCTGCATTATTATAATGCAATACACAAGAAGCCAACTGAGGAACTTTGGTACCTGAATTAATAATGATTGGTGTTGCAGGTGAAATAAATTGATTTGATAGTGAATGATAATACTCAACCGCTTCTTCAAATGAGTTTGTCACCCATAGAGCAACTCTCATGTACATGTGTTGTGGTCTTTCTATTACTTTACCTTGTGGTGTTTTTAGTAAATACATTTCTTGTAATGAACGCCAAGCAAAGTAATCAAAGTTATAATCATTCTCATGATTAATAACCTCATCAATTTTGTCATGACCATAAGAGTCCATGATTTCAATTAATTTGTCATTGATTACACCAGTTGAATGTAACTCCATAATAGTCTCACAAAAACTATCATTAGTTTCTTTGTGGTACGCAGAAATTGCAACTGATGATGCCAATCTTGAATAGTCGTGGTGACTACCAGTATACGCCGCAGCAATTTCGTAAACTAACTTATCCAACTCTTTAGTTGTGATAAGTCCTTCAGTTGGTACAGATGTAATAACCTTGATGAAAATTTCATCAGAGTTTACATTCAAACCTTTTGAAGCTCGTTTAACTCGATTATAGATTTTTTGAGGATTAAATGATACGTCCTCACCGTTTCTTTTTTTAATTTTTAATGACATCATATTGTTTTAATATTAGAAATCTTCCTCAAAGGAAATCGTTTCATTTAATTTAGCCTTTTGATACTCAACAGTTCTTGATTCAAAGAAATTACCTTTAGTTTCAACTGCAATTTGTTCCATGAATTTGAATGGTTGTTCAACATTAAATTCTTTTTGTAATCCGAATTTAACCAATAAACCATCAACAACGAACTCAAGATATTGTTTCATCAAATTAGAATTCATACCAATTAAAGACACAGGTAAAGACTCAGTGATAAATTCTTTTTCAATTTCCAAAGCTGATAAAAGAATTTCTCTGATTCGTTTGTCGCTTGGTCTATTCTCAACGTGGTTATTCAAAAGATGAATTGCGAAATCACAATGTAGGTTTTCATCTTTAAAGATTAGTGAGTTAGCATTACACAAACCTTGCATGATACCTCTTGATTTCAACCAGAAAATTGAACAGAATGAACCTGAGAAGAAAATACCTTCAACCGCTGCAAATGCAACTAATCGTTCTTGGAACGAAGCGTTTTCAATCCAATCCAAAGCCCATTTAGCCTTCTTTTGAACTGCTGGTAAATTGTCCAATGCAGTAAAACATAAATTCTTTTCCTCTTCACTTGAAATATAAGTGTCAATAAGAAGTGAATACATTAAACTGTGAATGTTCTCCATCGCAAGTTGGAATCCGTAGAAGAACTTAGCTTCAGGATATTGTACTTCACGATAAAAATTTTCCGCCAAGTTTTCATTAACAATACCATCGGAAGCGGCAAAGAATGATAGAATATTCTTAACGAAATATTGTTCATTCTCAGAAAGATTATTCCAATCTCTGATGTCATTTGTCAAGTCAATTTCTTCTGCGGTCCAAAACGCAGCTTGGTGCATTTTGTAGAACTCCCATATATCATGGTGCTCAATTGGGAAGATAACAAACCTATTAGGGTTCTCTATTAATATTTTTTCCATAATTGTTTTTTGTGTTTTTTACGATTGTTTTTGTTCTTCTCTTTGTTTTCTCTTTTCCAAAAGTTCCTTAACTCTGTCTCTTTTTCTTTCCTCTTGTTGTTCTTCAAAACCTAAGAATGTTACCGACGATTCAGTATCGATTTCAAGTAGTTCGTTGTTGAACTTACAGTTCTCAAACACTACCCCATCTTTACCAATACGTGATTTGGTAATCGCAATAGTTGCTAAGTTCATTTCTTTTTGTTGTAAAGTTTTAGCCACGGAAATGATAACG